TTATTAGCCCACTTTCTATCATCGTGTAGTGATTTTATTTCATCATAATCGCCTGCAGTTAAATAAGTATCACTATATCCTGTACGGTCTGGAGAATACTTCTTTAACTTAAACCCACATTGGTCTTGTAACCCACCTGTAATATTAACTGTAATAGGTGTTCCCGCCATTAACGATTCACACGTACCTAAACCAAAACCTTCATTTGATGCAATATTAATCGTTACATCTGCAATATTGTATAACCAATTTAATTGATTTGTTTCTAATTTTTTAGTACTAAAATATACTTTATAATCAGGACATATAGCCTTAACAACTTCAGGTAAATCTGTTCCATTGTCATCTTTTGGTTGTGTGTGTAGTAATAAACAACATTTATCTGCATCTTCTTTAGGTAACGTATCACAAAATGTTTTAAATGCTAATATTAAGTCACCTGGGTTTTTTCTCCTAATATTTCTGTTATTATAAAACATTACAAACTCAATGTTATCGTCTGTTAGTTGTTTTTTCATACTCTCAACGTGTTTGTATTCATCGTCAAATACTGAGATAGGATAGAATTGATTATCAACACCATGTGGTAAATAAGTACAATCCCAATCTGTTCTTGGTTTCTTTTTTGCAACATCTTTAACAATAGCTACTGTTTGTTTTGATATATTCATAATCAAATCAGAACATTCGTAAAAATCTTCATTATATTGTGGAGCTGGCCAATCGTCCCATATGTTATAATAAAATATTGGCACCTCTTGCCTAATCTCGTGTTCCATTTCATACAACCAACCCCAAAATCTTGGGTCTGTATAGTGCATAATAGCATCTGGTTTTTCTTGAATCATGACACTTCTAAGTATATCTGAATTACCGTACCCATTAACAGGATATATTGTTAACTTAGCATCTTCTACACCTGTTTCTTTTTGAACAGATTCATCCATATTAACAACTTTACCTTCTTCAGGGTGTTTAATTGCACCACCTATTTGAGCCCAATCATATTTTTTCATTGTACCAAGTACAAATGCTTTCGACATTGTACCTATACCAGAAGACATTCTTAAGTCATCTGATAAAAGTAAAATCTTTTTCTTACCCATATAACCTCTTTAATCGTTTAATAGTTTTTTATCATTTAAAGACACATCAAAGTAATCTAACATTTCTAACTTGTCGTGATAACTTGACATCTTTTCTAATTCACTTTCAACAGTCG